TTCTAGAACTGTCACAGGGTCTCACCCATGACCCTTCAAATACTGTATATTTACATTGTTCGCAACCGAGACACCCCACATGCCACGCAAGATCAACATCGACATGAATGCTCTCACATCATTCATCTCCACCAATTATGGTAACGAATTTGGTGGCGATGCTGTTCGTGCTGCTGCTGGTTCGTTTAACGTTTCCTACCCTACCATCATGAAACGTTTAGACCAGTACAAAGTGGGTCACGGTAAGTGGAACCTGAGTATTCAGGAGAAACTTGAGCAAACATATGAAGCACCTTCTGCTCCTGCTGTAGTTGAACCGACCACACAAAACTTAGTACCAGAGAAAGATGATACCTTCGTCCCTTTTGGTAACTATGGTGATCTCAAGAAGATTATTTCTTCTAACATCTTTTACCCTGTGTTTGTCACTGGGTTATCAGGTAATGGTAAAACTTTCAGTGTAGAGCAAGCATGTGCCGCTCTTGGGCGTGAATTAATTCGCATCAATATTACTATTGAAACTGATGAAGATGATCTTGTGGGCGGTTTCCGTCTGGTTGATGGTAATACTGTCTGGCACAATGGTCCTGTCATTGAGGCTCTTGAGCGTGGTGCTATTCTCCTTCTGGATGAAATCGATCTGGCATCCAATAAAATTATGTGTCTCCAGTCAATTCTTGAGGGCAAAGGTGTCTTCCTGAAGAAGACTGGACGTTATGTGAAACCTGCTGCTGGTTTCAATGTGATTGCTACCGCCAATACTAAAGGTAAAGGTTCTGATGATGGACGTTTCATCGGCACTAATGTGTTGAATGAAGCATTTCTTGAGCGTTTCGCATTGACCTTCGAGCAGGACTATCCTACTCCTAAGATCGAACAACGTATTCTTGAGGGTATTTCCCTTGATCTGGGGTTGACAGATCGCGAGTTTTGTGAGAAACTTGCTTCATGGGCTGATATTATTCGTAAGACCTTTAAAGATGGTGGCATTGATGAAGTGATCTCAACACGTCGTCTGGTCCACATCATCCGTGCCTACGCTATCTTCAACAAACGTATGAAGTCTATCGAGGTTTGTGTCAATCGTTTTGATGACGAAACTAAGACTTCATTCATTGAACTCTACGACAAACTTGATGCATCCGTGCATGAAGATATTACCGTAGATGCCGAACTCTTGACAAATTCTTGAATTTCGGTTACACTAAATAGATATCGTAGCACACTCAGTGTTACGATATATAACAAACGAGAGAACGTCGATCTCTCTTTCATCCGTAGGTTAAACTCTACGAGACATACTTAAAGGTAATTAAACAAAATGATTAAATCTGTATTCGCAGCCGCTGCTGCACTTTCAATGTCCGCTACTGCCGCACTTGCTGGACCCTACGTCAACGTAGAAGCAAACTCAGGATTCACGGGATCCGATTACAACGGCACAAATACTGACCTGCACGTAGGTTACGAAGATGCTATCGGTGAGAATGCATCATACTACGTCCAAGTTGGTGCTACTGTAGTCGCTCCTGACAGCGGCGAAGGCGATACTGTTCCCTCTGGTAAGGCAGGACTTGGCATCGGTCTTACAGACGCTCTGGGAGCATACGGCGAGATCAGTTTCGTCGGTTCAGGTGACAGCAATATCGACCGTGGTTATGGAACCAAGCTCGGTCTGAAGTATTCCTTCTGATATCTGCTATAATTTGGGGGTCTTCGGACCCTTTTTTACTGGAAGGTTGGCAGAGCGGTTTATTGCACCAGTCTTGAAAACTGGAGAGGGTCACACCTCCGTGAGTTCAAATCTCACATCTTCCTTTGGAGTTTAACTCCACCCCCATTATCTACATTTTTTCCATGAGCGATCTCAACCAAGTAGAAAACATTCTTTGCGACATTGATGGTCTTATTGGTGCTGCCATGGAGGCAGGAGACTGTGAAAATGCTAAAGCACTGGCAGAAGAATTCGGTGAGTGGTTTACAGATTATAATAATGACAAAGATATTGAAGTCATGTGCCTGGAGGTATTGAGCGAGCAATGATATATCAATACACCATTTTTGTGGTGGTTGCTATTTTTGTTTATTTAATTTTTACTGAACCCAACGCATCACTTTACATTGACTTACAAGTACAGGGAGCATGGATAAACATCCGTAGGTTCTTCCTGATTGCGAGAATGAAACCACGTCTCATGTATGACATGTGGGTCATGAGACGCATGGTTAATAAGATCAGAAAATCTAAGAAATAATGTGTTATAATTAGTGTAGTTGTTTTATCATTAGTGATGACTACCAATCATCTAATTAATTCGATTGTATATGAGATCCAATGCATCAATCCTGATGGAACACTTGATGCAGATCGTGTGAAAAAAGCGTCAAAGAAAATTGTATCTCTCGTAGAAGAGTACCAATCAAAACAAACTAAAAAACCCCAACGCTGGAGAGCATCTGACTAATGACAAGTAATATTTACAAAGAATATTGGGGGGAACCATCAAAAAAACAGTCATGGATTTTACCTGTAGATGGATGTTGTAATCACACTAATGGTGATGCTAGTATAACATTTCCTGATGATCTTATTGATGCTGTAGGTTGGAAGATTGGTGACACCATTGAGTGGGTTGACAATCATGATGGATCATTTACACTAAAGAAAATTAACTGATGGCAATTCGTAATCGCAAGGGTGAGACTGCTGGTGCTGAAGATGTAACACCTAAGCGTAAACCAGGTCGCCCTAAAAAAACTGAAGCAACATCAAACAAGAAAGTACGCACACCTAAAGGACCAGTAATTGATCCTCCCCGTGTTACTGACGGTCCATTTCATATGGTATTTCCTTACCATCTTCACTATAAGGACACTGATGGTAGCAATAGAAATTGCTATTTTCAATGCGAAGGTCACATGAACAATCACATCGAGAGGTACAAAGTTGACAGAAGAAAAGCAACAATCGGAGCAACAGAACCAAGGAATTGAAATTCCTGAGGGTGCAGAATTTATTGACGAATGTTTCTATGTCTGGGAAACTAGGTATGGATTGTATTCTACCATGACAAAGGAAGGTCGTCAGATGTTGACTGGTGGCACGAAAGATGGTGTTACTAAGATGACACGTTGGCACCTTAAATGCGAGCAGGATGGTACACTGCATCTATACACTAGAGTTGTGAATGTTACTATGGGTGTTAAATTATGATCTTAACTACAACTCGCAAGGTTGAAATGGATCCTAAGTTGATCGAACAACTTAAGGAAAAATTCATGACCCCTGAATATAAATTTCCAAAAGATGATTATATTAAAAATTCCGAAGATACTAACCCACCGGAAGATTATTTAAACACTCGGATATATTCGAGTTGGGATGATATGCAACTGCCACATTTTCCTGCTGATGTAGAATCATTTTACTATAACTTAGTTAGTGATGTCTTATCTGAGGTTGGATTACTAGGAAGAATTCATGCTGTTAACAGTAAGTGGTGTCAGATTTATACTCATGAGACTACCGGTCATGGCGTTCATACACACTGTGGCGGTCAAGAATTTATATCATGGGTGCATTTTGTATCAGCACCAACAGATCAGAAGTGTTTCTTCTTTGTTAATTCAGACTCAAAGAAAGTATATCCAGAGCAAGATAGTGGAACTGTATTGTTTTTTGCGCCATGGATGATGCATGGTGTGGAACCTGTAGAAGCAAGTGATAATCCTAGGATCGTTGTTGCTGGAAATATTGTTGCGAGACAGTATAAACCTGTCCCATATGCTGATTTGACATTTAACATCGAAAACAATCATGGTAAAGTTACATGGGAACCTACTGGAGATACTACTCATAACAAGTTCATAGATAGATGAGTATATGATTACATCCAATGTCTATGTTAGATTTCTTTAAGAAAGAAGAATATGATAGTGCTTTTGCATTTGCTGATAAACTTCTCGAACTTCAAGATCGTATAGAAGATCTTGAAAGAGCAAACTCTGAAAAGGATACTGCCTTGTTTGAATTAGAAAATCGACTACTATATGAGATTGACAGAATTCATCCAGTGCAGTATAATATAGTTGCTAAAGAAGACATTGATGCATAGTATACGTGATTACATTAAACTATATGAGAATATCTTCACTCCAGAAGAATGCTCCACAATTATTGATGAGTATAAAGATTGTCGTTACTGGCGTTCAGCAAGAATAGGATCTAAATCTGTTGAAGATCAAGATACCCGCAATTGCCAGATCATAAACACATCTGAGTTATGTGTTATCAATGAAAACACGGATCAACGTAAAAGTATTGATACCATGATCTTTGAGAAAGTAAATAAAGCAATAGTAAGGTATTGCGATAAGTTTCCTTATTGTGGTGTTAAAACTGATAGTGGATATGACATACTCAGATATAAAACCGGTGGATTTTATAGACAACACACAGATAGTTTTACAGATCTACCAAGAACTGTTGCTATGTCTATTAATTTGAATAGTGATTATGTTGGTGGTGAACTTGCATTCTTTGATGGTAAATTACATGTCAAAGGTAGTGTTGGCAGTGTGGTAATGTTCCCCTCTAACTTCATGTATCCTCATCAGATTCTGGATGTTACTGAAGGGACTAGATATTCTATGGTAACTTGGTTTAACTAGATTCGGATGTTAAATACTTAAAATATTTAATACGAGAATCTAAAAGTGGACTTATCCGATAAAAAAGCAATCAAAAAAATACTCAAACGATTTAAAAAACATCCTGACTGGTATACTCAAGCGGAAGTGATCTATGCTAAGTTAATGAAGAAGCAGTTAAAGAAAAAAGAGAAATCTGATGAGTGATAGATTTTTTAAGGGCAGTTGTTTATTCATTGACAGTGAAACATATGGTGACTGGAGAATTGATGGTAAAGAATATATTCTTTATAATCATGATATCTTTCATTTACTAACTGCTACTGAAGATGTATCACATGATGAAATTGCATGGAAGGGTATGCATTTCCCACGCAATCTTAATACCATTGATTGTGCTTGTTGTGGTGGAGTGATATACGAACAATGTGATATTTCATACCCTGGAATTATATGTAAAGATGCTCCAAATCCTTATAATAAGAAGTATCGAATGATAGATGGGAAGCATCGATTATCTAAGATGAAATCAATGAATATAACAAAAAGTCCCTATTATGTCATTGATTATGCTATAATTAAACCATTACTAAAACAACTACAGAGGCACTAATGACTAAACCCGAAGATGATTCACTACTCGTTGAATATGACGAGGACACAGGCACAATGAAAGTTGAATGGGATGATAAAGATCCTAAATGGAACTGGTTGAATAGTCTCGATCAGCAAGAAGTTAAGGAAGTTATCAGCACCAATCTTTCGCGAATGCTAGCAGAACATGAAGGTGACGATTAGTAACAGAAATCTAAATAAAGTGTTGAAAGTCACACACTTTCGATAATTTCCTGTTATAATTGATAAATCACTAAGGTAACACATGACACTCTCAATGAAAGACCAAAAACTAACTCAAGAAGAAGTCGAAAGCATTGAAAATGCCATTGAAGATGCTGGTGTTACCGCTATTCATCCCAGTAAAATGGAAGCATTCGCCCAGTATATGGTCGAAAAAATGAAAATTCAAAATAAATAGTAACAAACTGTTATAAAACAATGGAAAACATCGAAACTCACATTGCCAAGGACAAAGAAATTCTTGACAACCCTATGATCTCTCCTAATCAACGTCGCCACATTGAAGGTGAGTTGCAAGAATTGGAAGACTATGCTGAAAATCACAAGGCAGAGATTGAAGCAGGAGATCATCATGATCCATCACCACTAGAACTATACTGTGACGCAAATCCATCAGAACCTGAGTGTTTAGTATATGAAGATTAATGATTTTGTGAAGGGACAACGATTTCTCTACACTGCTAATGGTTTTAAACATGATGGTGTAGTAAATTTCATTGATGATGTTGGTGGAAAGTATATTACACTGACAGTTGGTCCGAGTAATTTAGTGATCTATCCAGAATGGTGGGACAGATTGACTCCAATTGACAATCCCCCCTGTGACAGTTAATGAACTGGTACAGCACCCTTGACGGGGTGCTTTTTTCATGCCATAATATCAGTATCAAAGCAACCAACCCCATGCGCTCCATAGTCACTAAACTCACAGCAGCATACAAGTTGAAAGCAAACTATTGGAAGGGTTCTTTGTTTGAAGACGTGACTAAGTATTCTACTGACTATAAGGGCAAATGGGGTGAGGAGTTGATTCGTGATGTTATTAAAGAATATACTGACATTCCAGTGCAATGGGATGAAGATTGTAACACATCTAATGATGATGGTGTCTATGATCTGTTCTGGTTTCTTGATGAAACCAAGAAGAAGAAACGTGTTGAAGTAAAAACATCAGGACGTACATACAATACTAAAGAACAGAAGGCAAAAGGTTGGCAGCATGAAAATGTATATTTCACTGAAGACAAGTGGGATACACTTATCTTATGTGACTATGATGCTAACGATGTAATGTATATCACCATTGTAGATTACGATCAAATTGTTGATGGTGACTACATTGACCTTTCATTGTTTGGTAAGAACGGACATGAGCGTAAGAACGAGAAAGGCAAAGCAAAGGTTGATTTTAGTATGAGGTCTATCAACAAAGGACTTGCCGCTGGTGTCACATTCAAGTATGATTTCAATAACCCACAAGACGAATTGCTCGGTCTTTTCCTTATCAACAAACTCAACAACTGAATGAATAATATCTACGATTTCTTTCTTCCCATCTACAATAAGTATGGCATGACTGCTATATGTAATGGATTGTATCTTCATAAAGGTACAATCAAACGTTGGATGGAGAAGAAGGAAGTACCACCACAATATTATTTTGACTTGTGTCGCATTGATGGTGTTGACGTAGATTATTCATTGCATAGTAACAAAGAGAAGGATCAGTTCTTTACTGATAAGAATACTGCACGATATTGTTATGATAAGGCAATTGAAGTGATTGCACCATTGTGTAATCTTGGTGACTATACTTTCATTGAACCATCAGCAGGTGATGGTAGTTTCTATAACATTATGCCTACGATGCAGCGCGTTGGTGTTGACATCGAACCAAAGTGTGATGGAGTTATTCAATCTGACTTCCTCACATGGTCTCCTGATACTACTAAAAACATTTGTGTTGGTAATCCACCGTTTGGATTGCGAGGACATCTTGCGTTGAAGTTTATTAATCATGCAGCACAGTTCTCTGACTTCGTATGCTTCGTACTTCCACAGTTGTTTGATAGTAACGGCAAAGGTAGTTGTAAGAGTCGTGTGAAAGGTATGAATCTCATTTATAGTGAAGTAGTAGATTCTGCATTCTATTATCCTGGTGGTAAGGATGTAACTGTTAACGTAGTATTTCAGATTTGGTCTAAGGATCATAAGGTAGAAGAAGAGAAGGTTGATCTTACTAACATCATTAAATTGTATTCACTATCTGATGGTGGCACACCAGGTAGCACCCGTAACAAACAACATCTATATTCTTGCGATTTCTACTTGCCATCCACATGCTTTGGGTCGGACGCCATGAAAGTATACGATAATTTTGAAGATCTTCCGCATCGGCGCGGATATGGCATCGTGGTACAGTTACAAACCAATGAAATTAAAACAATTATGAATGAAACTGACTGGTCTGAGGTTGCATTCTCGTCTACGAACGGTGCTTTCAACCTTAGGTTTGATATTATCCAACGCCACATCTGGTCTCACCTGTCTGATGAGTCCAAAGGTAAAAGCAAAAAACCCACGGTCACATCCTTCATGTGACACTTCGCGAACTGGCACAGGGTGCCACCATAGCACCCTGAAACCATGTATATTAGATGAGTGGAGGGGAGACCCGACACAATCACCACTAACTTCATTATGCAAATCTCCAACAACGTCTGCACTGTTGATTTCTTTCCTGAGGCATTCATTGCTGAAGAAGATGGTGTGATCGTCAAGCGTTTTCAGAAGCGCGTGACATTCAACAATGGCACAAAGTCTTACAGCACTGTTACAGCACTCACAGCACGTAATGAGTGGGAGACACGTATTGCTAACGGTGCTGCGGTAACTGATTACAACATGGCACAGATGCCACGCTCAGAGTATGCTCCCATGGCAGTCGGATGAATAATATTCCTTTCTTTACCGTCCAAGAATGGGAGGAGCAATGGGATAGTCTCTTTGCTCGCGTTGAGAACGGTGAATCAATCGGGGTGACAAATGGCACGGAGTGTGCTATTATGTTACCGTACACAATCTATCAATCAATCCAACCAACTTCTAAAGAAATGATCGTATCTGCTCCTATCGCTCGCATGTTGACCGCCGAACAGTCTAGTGCTGTTGCATTCATCAAGATCGAAGACAATACTGTGACTATTGCTTATCAGTCCAATCCTGATAACATGTATGAATTCACCAGTGAATCACAAACCTTTGTATCACAACTGACTCAAATCGTTGAGGCAGAGGATTTCATGGGTATGTCTCTCGGTGGTGTTATTGCTGATGCACGTCGCGTTGGTGATCTGGTTCAGAATGGTTAGTCTTCCATTAGTTTATGAAGAAACAGTTCTTCTACAAGATATCCTGATCGCTCTCGATAACGGTGAACCAGTTATCATCGAGGATCAGGAGTTATTTCACTCACTCTATCTCAAGGTAATGCAATCATGACTTATATTGTTACCATGTATGCCGCTGGCAAAACATTCAAAGAAAAAGTAATCGCTGCTAATCCTCAAGATGCTCGCACAACTGCTGAAGCCCGCAACCCCAGCGCAACAATCATGGGAGTTACTGTTCAATTCGATTGAATATCTCGATGAAGGTGTTGATGGAGCGATTGAAGATCACCACATCAATGAATTACATAAGTTTGCTGAACTGTCAATCAACCCTGTGACAGTTCATAAACTGGTTGCTAGTACGTGGCAAACGCTCTAGCATGGTCTATAATTAATTCATCAGCAAGGCACTCATGACCGTCACCATCGTCAAGCACTCCTTCTACAAGATCGAGATCGACACTCACGAGGCACCACAGCAACCCATCGTATACTTCCGCAAGGAAGGCAAGTGTACCACTGCTAAGGGCATGGATCGTCAGCACAATCGTATCGTGAATGAGACTGTTGAGGCATGGCGTCCATTCTCACAGCAGATCCGTCGCTACACTGTCTCCCGTGTACCAGTTGACGTAGTGGTACAAGGTGAGATCCGCAAGGCATAATACCTGCTATAATTAATTCATCAACCAAGGAACCCCACTCATGATCGTTCTCACCTGCGAAGACCACGGATGTGCTTATTCTATCGACAGCGAGGGTACATTATACTATAGCGTACAATATAATGATGGATCTATTAATGTAGAAGACTGGGATGAAGTCGATCATATGGCATTGTTAGGTGATGAGTGTGAATATAAGACAATCGTTGATACTATTCATGAGCAACTGATTGCCATGAGTAAGTTGATTGGAGAATATTATCAGGCATAAACATCCAGCATTCTTTCCACATTCACTCTCACATTTCTTATGACTACTAGTTTCACTGACTTTGTTGCCACACAAGATGCTCGTAATGATATTCAACTTAAGGTACGTGAGTATGCATTAATGTTATGTGATGCATTGGAGTATGACTTCAAGCGTGACAGTATCCGTCGTGCTAACTTCTTTAATCATACTGATCCTGAGTACAAAGCACAACGTCTTGAATCTATCGAGCGTGGTGATTGTCTTTATAAGTTCACTATTGAGTCTGGTCGTAAGTATCACAAGATCATTATGGAAACTGATAGTGGTAATCGTAGCGTACATTGCTTCATTAATATGAAGACCGGTGAGTTGCATAAGGCAGCATCATTTAAGACACCAGTCAAAGAAGCACGTTTCGATCTTCGTGTCATCAAAGAGCGTGAGTTTGTATTAGAAAGCGCAGACTGGAGTGGTGGTTATCTTTATAAGAATGCATACTACCAAGGTGCATGATATGAAGTATACTAAAGAACAACTGATCTATGCTCTGTGTCGTGAGTATGACTACCTTTGTCATGACGACTTCGATGCAGAGACTGATGACACACCTGAAGAGTATCAACTCAAACTTGAATGTTATTCATTGAATGACTTACTCGATGAAACATCTACTGGTGAAGGATACACCTTAGATGAGTTTATGGAGAATTGGTTATAACTAGTACATTACAACTCTTACTATCATGATTCACAATTTCATTTACTATTCTGATAAACCCATAGTCTCACCTGAGTTCTGTAATGATCTTATTACTAAGTTTGAAGCAGATGATCGTAAACGTAAGGGTTCGACAGGAGAAGAAAATATTGTAGATGATAGGATTAAAGCATCAACTGATATTCATATTACATCATTCCCTGGTTACGAAGAAGAACATAAGATTCTTAAACGTGCAACCATGACACAACTCACTGAGTATAAGAAGGTATTAGAAGAGTTATATCCAGTATATTATCTGACAACATGTAATATGAAGTTCCCTGGGTTTAATATGCAACGTACATTACCAGGACAATACTATCATTGGCATTGTGATGAAGATGCTACTCAAGGTGGTAATGGTTATATGAGAGGGATAACTTATATCATATATCTCAACGATATACACAATGATGGTTACACTGAGTTCTTTGATAAGTCACGTATTAAACCTAGGCAAGGGCATTGTTTATTATTTCCCGCAACTTGGACTTACGTTCATCGTGGTGTTCCGCCTATAGATGAAACGAAGTACTTATGCACTGGTTGGTGTTACTATCCTGGACTTGTTACGCCCACAGATAGGCAGGGTAATTTACGTGTTGTGTGATGTTTACCGCATGATTTAAATGTTAATTAAAATATACTTTAGTTTTCCACAACCCTGTGGAAAAGTGTTAGATAAGGGGTGAAATGGTACGGAATGTCTTATAATGACGGTTAATGTACGGAGGTCTTTCTGTCTTAGCGTGCAACGTACCGAAAGTCAAGCCGATGTATAAGATCTTCACAATTACTCCATACTTGACAAAACTCCCAGAAGGCATTATAATAACTCTGTAGGGGTTCAAAGGTAGCAAACCCTATAAGATCCTCCGAATGCCCCTTAGAAGGCATTC